GCCTTGCCGGTCTGCCGCGCCCAATCGGTCTGGCTGCGCCAAGACGGGTTCACGTAGCCGGAACCCTCCGTGATCTTCACGATGGCCGCGTCAGCGTCCACCACGCGCGTCACGTCAGCACTCTGCCAGCCGGAAACGTCGATGACGTTCATGTTCGCGCTGGCGACCGGCGCGACGGCGACGCACAACACCGCAGCCAACGCGGTCAACGGCCTGCCGATATGCCGACGCAGACGCTTGTGTTTCGGGTTGCCTTTGTTGAGGATGCCCACATCCTCTCCTTCCCGCCCCCGAGTCGGAGGCAAATAGAAAAGCCATCCCGAAGTGGGATGGCTTTAAAAACTGATGCGAAAATCAACGCAAGTGCGCGTTGAGCAGCGCGACCGTCATATCTTCCGTGACGCGCAGTTTCGCGGTCGTCACGCTGTTGGCCGCGAGCTTGTCGGCTGTGACCGCAAGAGCGGTGATGCTCCGCGCCTGCACGCTGTTCGCAACCAATTTGCCGGACGTAACCGCGTCAACCACCAGCTTGTCCGTGGTGACACCGCCAGCCGGAGAGCCTGACTTCTGATGCACGCCATGACTGAACACGAGGACGAGCGCGAGCAGCAGTAGGTATGCGCCGCCTGCGATGGCTAGATGCGTCATTGCCGGTCCTCCAAATATTTTTCGGCGGCGGCGACGATCCAGCATTGCGCGTCCAATTTCTCAAGCTTCGACAGCTCGTAGCTGACGGCCTCGCTGTGGTCGGTGTCCTTGTCGCCGTAGATCAGGCTGATGATCGTGTTTTTGATCGTGTCGCGGCAGAGTTCGTCCAACCGTCCATCGAATTTCTCAGTACGCTCGCCTAGCTGCCGTGTTTTTGCGAAATGCTGCGAGAGCGGCGAATCGTAGGGCAGGCGTTCCGGCCGCACGTGCGAATACAATCCGGTCGCCAGCGCGTCCAGTGCGCCAGGCCAGACTTTCAATCCGAGCGTGATGAGCGCGCACGCGCCACCCACTCCCCCGAACCCGGCTAGGAAATTTTGCAGCACATTACATCTCCTTAAAATTTTGTCATTGCCAGGGCATCGTGTCACCGTCGAACCAGTCAAGGCCGTACTGCCGCAAGCGTTTCCAATCGTCCTGCGAGTACATGCCGATCCGGTTGATCGTTGCCGAAACGCCCTTGCCGTTGCTGCAGTACAGCGAGCAATTGGCGCCGCCCTCGTAGACGCCAGCCAATGTCGTGGAACCGCTATATATCGTCTGGCAGCTTTCCAGTTTGAAGGCGTCGCGTCTGCTCGTGCTGAAATCAACCGCAATCACACAGCCTGGTTTGATTCCGGCCAATATCGCAGCCCAGTCGTTGGCGTGACCGGTGTAGACGTATTTGCCGTCGCTGTTTTGCTCGCAGACACAATTCCAATTGTTAAGTTGCCGCAAGGCTTTTGGATCGGCATACAAGTTGGTGATGAGGCTCATGCCACCACCCCCAAAGGGGTCAGGCGCGCGGCATCGTATCCCCGTCGAAATATCCGATGCCGTCGAGCAGGGCCTTGTTCGCCTGATACTCGGCCCACGTGCAGATGAGTATATTTGTCACGGTGACGGTCGGACTGCCTGACTTGACGTGATAACTCATTGATATCGGATGGGAATTGTTGATGATCATCTTGTAGCTGACACGTTGTCTTGCGTTGATGTCGCCATCCGCTCCGATTATCGAGATAGTGCCGCCTGTGACGTTCACCTCGACGCTGATCTGATATGTCGCCCCATTCACGCTCGGAAGGGTCGTGATATTCACCCACTTGTCGGCTTTCAGGGTGATGGTCGAGGATGGGCTCGTGCATAGGTTCGTGACCATCATCGGACATCACCCGCCCGACGAATCGCCTTAATCGCGTGGCATCGTGTCCCCCGAGAAGAAGCCCGGAAGCCCCCCCCCCACGGCTTTATCGTAAGTGTCGGCCGATTCGATGAGGATTTCGCTCATCATGCCGATCAAGCCGACCTCCCTCCCCAATTGCATCCTGACGAGGAGATGCCGGCATCCTTCCGGAATCGTGATCTCGGAGTCCACCGTGAGGGTTTGCCCGTCGGCGACCGGCTTGTTCAGCAACTGCTTCCACGAGGAGTTGACGCTGCTGTAGACGATGAAATTGGCGGCGGCCTTCTGCGCGTATACCCTGGCGTGCACGTGATACGTGCCAGCCGGTGGGATGAGGCCGCCCGACAGTGAGAATTGTCCGAAATTATCGCCGGTCGCGGTGCTGGTGACTCTGAGCCAATTCTTATTGTCGGCGACCACAACAGCTTTTGCTGCGCCATTGTTGATTTCCGCGAAGAGTTTTCCGGTGATGAGCGGGTCGGGGAACCAGTTAATCCTCTGCATTCTCGTCTCCCTTCACGGTTTCGAGCACGTCGGCGGGAATCAATTTCATGGCCGCGTTGAGCTGACTGGTCAGGATTGCGATCTGCTTGGTGAGAGTGCCGATCTGCTGCGAAAGCTGGTCGATGACCTCGTTCGCGTCGGCTGGAATCTGAGTCAAAATAGTCTCCTTAAATACGAAACCCCCGCAATCCGCGTGGATTGCAGGGGTTGAAAAAATTGGAATGCTGGATTAGTCTGCGGCGGTCATCGTGTCGATACGAGTAACCGCCTTCAATTCGTCCAAGGTGAGGGTGCGGCCGAGATTCGTCTTCACGTCCGTCAAAGTGACGGACGTGCCGGAATCATCGAAGGTCGCAAGCACGCCACGTGCATAATCCCTCCATGATTCGGTCGAGCCGTCAGTGCTGGAAAACTCCAATCCGAGACGGCACAATTCCGCGCGCACCGACTCCTTCGGCGGACGCAAATCAAGCACGCCAGACGGCTCGGCGGGCGTCACGGTAGGCGCGGTATCGGTAGTGGTCTCAGTGGTCTCATCGGCCATAATCAATCTCCTTAATTCTGTTGGTTTTGTCTTGGCATGAGGGACTCGAAGAATCGTTCCTCACACTCGTCCAAAACGTTTTGACTGGACTCGTCGTTGAGGAAATCGTCAAGGCCCTCAATGTTTTTGGTCATGCTTGTGTCAATGCCACTCGACGGCTCCTCATCGGAGTCATCAGCCGCCAGTGTGGCAATGAGATTCGCGTCCGTCTCATTCGACATGACCGGCAGGTTCATGCCCTCACGCGCCTTATTCCGCGCGGCGGTAAGCGGGTCATTCAACACTTCCCCATCAGCCGCAAGCATGCTCACGCCGGTGGCGGAATCATTCAGCGCCGATTCAAGCGCCTCATACGCGCCTGTCCATACGCCGCGCCCCGTTTTCGGGTCGTACCGGCTCGTGTCCTCCTTGCCCTGCATGATTGCGGCGATCGCTTCACGGGTCGAAGCAAGGCCGAGCAGCGCCTTCCACGAGACGAGCACGTCGGTCGTGAACACGAAACTGTCCGACCCGTTTATGGGCGGATTGCAGCGGATAATGCAAAGCCCACTGTTCTCATCCGTTTCGAAAGTCGCAGACAAGATTTCCTCCAATCACTTGACCAAATAAGCCAGGAATTCCGCGTAAACATCCACCGGGCAAGGCTGGTCGGCGTTATACAGCTTCAATGTGAAGCCGCTCTGGCCGCCCGTGTTCATCGGGTGCGCGATGATGCCCGCCCATTGTGAATCCGCGTTCGCGACGACGTAATAGTGGCCGTATTTCGTCGGGCTGAACGTGCAATCGACTTGCATGGAAGCGCCGGTCGCAATCTTCGAGCCGGGATTCGGATACCACGCCTTCCACGCAGCCTGGGCATGGAACGTAAAACGGTTCGTGATGCCGCCAAGATAGCCGCCGAGATACACGTATCCGGTGCCGATGTTCGCGCCGACTCCGACCTCGCCGTTCGCGTCTTGCGCTTCGAGCCAGCACTCCGAACCGTTCGCGCTATCGCCGGACAGAGTGAGGAAAGCGCTGCTTTTCTTGCTCTCGTCCGGCTCGTCGTAATCCGTGTTCGCCACGGCATGCACTCTGGATGTGACGCCGCCGCTGCCGGTACCGCCTTTCTTGCGCGGCTTCGATCTGAGAGACATGAACGCGGCAGGGTCGTTCTTGCTCACGTGTCCGCTCCACAAGTCCAGTTCGCCCATCGCGCCGACCTGATTCGACTGGATGACAGAAGCGATGGCCGGATGCGAAAAGTAGGCGGTGGACCCGTTGTAAGCGGGGAATTCGATGCCATCACCGGTGAAAGTCTCAGATCCGCCGATGATGTAGGTCTGATAATCCGGGCTGATGCGCACCCTGTGCCCGCTCGTGCGGGTTTGGAACGTGCCAGTCAGCAGATTCGACTTGCCTTCACCGTCGAGGTAGACGGTCTGGTTATGGTTGGAATCCCACATTTGCAATGCGGTCGAATTGAGCTTCACGCCAGTGTCCGCAGCCTCGCTGGACTGGAAGACGGCGCCGGTGAAGACGTAGCCCTTGAATTGTCCGGCTGCGACCTTGTCCGTCGTGATGCTGCCCGCTGCGATCTTCACCGCAGTGATGGAGTTCGCGGCGAGCTTGTCGGCGGTTATGGCACCGGTCACAATCTTGGACGCATTGACCGAATTAGCAGCCAATTTGTCGGCATTCACGACACCAGCCGCCAAGGCAGCAGTGGTCACGGCATTAGCCGCAATCTCCCCGGCCTGAATCTTGTGCGCGTTGAGCAGCGCGACCGTCATATCCTCGGTGACCTTGAGCTTCGCGGTCGTGACCGCGTTCGCGGCCAGCTTGTCGGCGGTGATGGCCAATGCGACGATATTCCGCGCCTGCACGCTGTCGGCTGCGAGCTTAGCGGCGGTCACCGCGTCGGCAACCAGCTTTTCAGTGGTCACGCTGTTTGCGGCGAGCTTGTCCACCGTGATGGCATTGGCCTTGACCTTCTCGGCAGTCACGGAGTCGGCGGCGAGATGCTTCGCGGCCACCGTGCCAGCAGCGAGGATGTTGTTCGCCACGAGGTCGAATGGCTCGAATCTCGTACCGTCCCACGTCAGGACTTCCACCACACGATCGGACAAGGGCACCAGCACGCTCGGAGAAGCGTTTGGCGCGCCGGTCCAGTACGTGTAGAAGTCGGCGAGCAGTGAGGGGCTTGCGTTCTTCTCGCCCTGCCAGCGAGTCCAATACTTTTGCGTGCGCCACCACATGTCACCCGGTTTCAAACCGTCATGGGACGGCTCGTCGGGGCCACGGTAGATGAGATTCTTGCCGTCCGCAGTGGTCTGTGCCTTCTGCGCCGCCGCCTGAGCCTGATTAGCCTGAGAAGCCGCATTGGCCGCAGCTGTCTGCGCCTTGTCAGCGGTGGATTGAGCGGTCTTGGCCGCATCATTCGCCTTGACAG